CTTCAAAGATATGAACTTTGATGAGTCTATGAGGACTCATGGCGAAAGAATCATGCAAGCTATTGGTGTTCCACCTATTTTGTTACAAGGTGGCAACAATGCCAACATTAGTCCTAATTTGCGTTTATTCTACTTGGAAACAGTACTTCCGATCAATCGTAAGTTTACTTCAAGTTTAGAACGATACTTTGGATATGATATAGATGTAATTACAGCAAATGTAAGCGCACTACAGCCAGAACTAAAAGATATTGCTGCCTATCATTCGACACTGGTCAATGCAGGCATCATTACAGCTAATGAAGCACGTAAAGAATTACGTTATGAACCTATTGAAGGTCATAACGAAATAAGAATACCCGCTAATATTGCGGGTTCGGCTGCTGATCCGTCGAAAGGTGGTAGGCCCACAGATAATCAGCAATAAAGGGGTAATATGGTAGATAAAAGTAAAGTACTGTTTTTAAACAGTTCATTTATCAAGAGTGAAACTCCAGCTACCACCGACGGAAAAATCGCATCGATCACAATCGAAGGTTACGCAAGTACCAACGATGCAGATCGCCAAGGCGATGTTGTTCCAGCTAGTGTGTGGGAAAAAGGTATTCAAAATTACTTGAAAAATCCAGTAATTTTGGCTTATCATGACCACAGCGAGCCAGTTGGTAGAATGGTAGATCACAGGATTGACGGCAAAGGTTTATGGGTGAAAGCTCGTATCTCTGCAGCAGCCAGTGAAGTGTTCAACCTTGTAAAAGACGGCGTTTTAACGGCGTTTAGTATCGGATTCCGAATCGTAGATGCGGAGTACAATTCAGCTGCAGAGCTGTTTGTGGTAAAGGAATTGGAACTACATGAAATTTCAGTAGTGTCAGTACCAGCTAATCAAAATACACTATTTAGTCTTTCTAAGGCGTTTGATACAGCCGAAGAATTTAAATCTTTCAAAATGCAGTTTGCACCCAAAAGCGAATCAGCTAAAGGGCTAGAATCCTCAACGGAAGCAAGCGGCGAAGTCAAAAAGGAAATGGAAATGGATCCAAAACAATTAGAACAACTGTTAGCTGATGCAGCTAGCAAAGCGGCTGAGCAAACTGCAAAAGCCATTGCTGAAAAGCAAGAAAAAGCTGCTGCTGAAAAAGCTGCTGCTGAAAAAGCACAAGCTGAATTAGATGCTAAAGTTAAGGCTGCTGTTGCCCAAATCACTACTGGTGATACAGGTGCTGAGCGTTTGTTAGCTGAAGTTGAAAAGCGCTTGGAACAAGCTGAAGAAACAAACAAAACAGTGTTAGCTGGTTTGGAAGCTGCTCTCAAAGAGAAGACTGCTGAAATCGAAGCAATCACAAAATCTAAAATGTCTTTTACCGAAGCTAATGGCGACAAAATGTCATATGCTGACAAAGAAAAGGCAGTTATGTTGGCTAAGATGGCCGGCAAATCTATTGACGGCACAAAATTGGGTCGTGAATTAGTTCAAAAATACGGTGCTCACGTGCCTTCAGCCACTTGGGAATTAGAAGTTTCCTTGGCTATGGAATCTGAAGTTCGTCGTAAGTTGGTTGTTGCTCCTATTTTCCGCAACATCGCTATGCAAACCAACGTGATGACAATTCCAGTAAATCCAGAAGCAGGTACTGCTACTTGGGTTACTAACGCTGACTTTGGCGCCGCTCCTGCTACCTTGGGTGCTGCTGGTGCTTCTGCTGGTAATACTGCTACACATCAGTTAAAAGAAATCACTTTGAATGCATATAAACTCGCTACAAACGAGTATACTGCATACGAAGAAGAAGAAGATTCTTTGTTGGCTTTGATGCCCGTGATTCGTGATGGTATGGTTCGCCGCGTTGCTCGCGCTGTTGACAAGGCTTTCTTGTTGGGTGCAGGTTCCGGTTCTGATCCCGTTAAAGGATTGACAAACTGGGCTACTAACACCACTGCCACAGGTAACACAGTTGCCGCTGGTATGACAGTTGCTAAAATGCGCACATTGCGTCAAGGTTTGGGTGCCTGGGGTCTCGACCCAGCTGAAGTGGTTTATATCGTTAATACCGATACATACTACCAGTTGTTGGAAGATCCAGTGTTCCAGACAATGAACCAAGTTGGTACACAAGCTACCTTGTTGACTGGTCAAATCGGTCAAATCGGTGGAAGCCCTGTATTAGTGTCTGCTGAGTTCGCTACTCCTGGTACCGGTGTTGCTGGTGCAGTTTGCTTGAACCCCGGCAACTTCTTGGTTGGTAACCAGCGAGGTCTCCGCATCGATACACAAGAATTGGTTGAAACACAGCGTCGCGTT